ACACAAAGTCGGGGGATATAGAACAAGAGTAAAAGAAATACAAATAATGGCATCTGGACTGGACAACTTCGATTTGGTTATTAGTGCTTTAATTTCTCCTGAATTCTTTAGCATTATCAAATATGATAACAATCTTAAGCCCTATCAGTTAGACACTCTTTTCAGTAAGCAGAGGTGCTCCTTAATAGCATTGTATAATTTGTATTACTTAGATATATTCTCACCTGGGCTTGCTCTAGAGTTACTGAGATATATTAATGATTTAGAATTGTTAGTTATCAGAGCCACCAACAATAACTAGATTTCATACTCAATCTGATGTTGCCAGGCCACTAAGTGGCAACACCAATCTGACTGATAATATTGCTTATAGAAATTGTTCCCTTGAACATAGCTCATTACTAGAATCTCCCATTAGATGCCCATAGCTCTAGCTACTTCTCCGTTATGCCCAAACCAGTAATCCAATGCCATGCCAACACTCAATGGTGAATGGCCATGCTCTATAGGGTATGGTAACTACAAAATTGATATAATTGGATTGAATATAGTAATTACTAGCTGTCAATAACACTGATGGAAAGACAGATTTGGACAACTAATCCTGACACTAGAAGAGTGCATCTAGTCTTCAGAGAACTTAGGAAGCTTTCCGGCTAATGATCAGATTGAGAGTTCGCCAACTATTTCAAGGCTGAGACTTGGAGTGGTGTAGTATATCAATACACTCAGAATGACTAGTGATTGCACCCTGAGATCCCAAGAAGTAGTCCCTTTTCATTCTAAAATCCAACTTCATGCAGCTGGGAAATGACAATCCAGCATGCTTCAAAGTGTATTCCAAAACTAAAATGGATAGTTCCCTTGAACTTCAGAGCTCAACCACTAGTTATTTTAAATATATCAATAAACCATTTAGTACATCAGGGAAACAAATAGTGCCTGAAGATTTGTGGCCAGTGGCCATACTCAGAAGGAACCTTAAGCGGATTCGAAGACAGAAATCACAGCATAGCAGAATGCACCAACCACTTCATTGACATCAACAGCCATAGTAGTGTTAGTAATCCATTGGTATTGAACAATCTGAACCACCTCATCTGTAGTGTACAGTGAAGGGTTCCCAATGTTCTCTAAGCTGAGGAAATCCAAATCCATGTTGTTATAGATCAGGCTAGCATCCACAGCTGGAAAGGTGGTTATCCTCAATTTCTTTAGCAACTGTGTGTTAACATATGCCACAATTTCCTGTCTCTGGTCATCAGAAGGACTGGAGTATGAAATTAGATCCTTGAAGATGTTGGCAATATTGGTGTTGCTCATTGTGGCCAAATTCTGCGTCTGTCCTCGAGTTATTTTGTTCCTAGTGGCATCACTCAACATAGACGATATTTTGTTATATGTAGGGTCCATAAAGTTGTATGGCTAAATGCGAGTTATTAATGTGTTTTTGCTTGATCTTCTCTTTATCCCCCGGACTTTGTGT